TAAATGGTAATATTCAAGGTATTCTACCCATACCAAATCGAATGGTGATATTCGATGGAAATATTAAACATTCGGCAACTGGTCTTCGAAATCATCATCGTTTTACCGTTGCAATTAAATATTCATCACGATAGATCTAAATATAAAAAAAAGACCTTGATAGATGGCAATTTCTACCAGCAAAACAGAAATATATGCGGAAGGCACAACCAATATTACTTGGACTAATCTTCAGAGTAACTTGGGAGCGCAAGATCCAACTAATATTAGATTTGGAGCTTATAAGAGAGATACATCAGATGCGGAAGATCCATTAATTCCTGATGCTGATGAAAATGTGGATATTGGTACAGAAGAATCTGGCAACCTTCGTGTTGGTGCTTTTCGTGGTGCAATCAAGGATCATACTGTAACTTTTGATGGTGCTTCTGAGTATGAAAATGTTCAGTTTGACAAGTATTTTGGCGCAAATTTAATCAAAAATGTACCAAAAAATATTAATGTTAATGGCATCGTCTATTCTAATAGTATTAACAAACCTGCCGCAAGAATAGATACTAATGATTCTGTTCGTAATTTGACCGTTGGTATCGGAACATCTGGTGCAATTTATGGTGCTGGTGGACCGTCTATATCCGAAGGTCCAGAAGGACCTATAGTCCAATTTAATGCCCGATATGAACAGAGTGCTGGAAGTGGAAGTGCGATTATTACTATTCCCGAAGGCGTAACTTCTATAACTTACACTCTTGGGGGTGGTGGTGGAGAAACTTCTCCAAGTGGTAATAGTGGTCTTCTCTCTGATAATGATGCATCTTACCCAGCAATTGCCGGTGGTTTGGGTCAAAAATTAAGTGGAACTTTGACCGGTAGTCTTGGTGGACAATCATTGTTGTTTAGAGGTAAACATTTTAATGGTGGTCGTGGAGGTCAAGCTGGCGCAAGAAGTTCAACATCAACTTTTACGGATAATAGAAGCAGTTTATCATATAGTTCTGGTACTGGATTTACCATAGATAACTTCTATAGAACTATTGATCCTAGTATTACAAGTGGAACCGAAAATCATCCAGTAGGAACGTTATTATATTTTGTTGAAATTGCAGATTATGCAGATTTAGATATTGCAGTGTTCCCAATTGATGATCAAAGAAGAGCAAGTGGTCTTGCAGATTCTGATTCATCTATTGAAATAGCACCCGGATGGCCTAAAAAAGTTGCAACTTTAAGTGATAGAACTAGATGGGAATTTGCTTTCCAGATGAACAATAGTGTAGTTCCTGGAGCAAAGCAGGCAACATTTGTTAGAAGTTTTGCTGTTAGTCATGTTGCTACCGGTGGTAGTAATGGTGCAAGTGGTGGTGCTGCTGCTTCTCTTTCTCTTCAAAATGGAACTATTCTTGCTCTTGCTGGTGGTGGTGGCGGTGCTGGTGGTAATCAAGTAAATACGACTGCAAATCCAGTACCAACAACCACTAATGTCATTAGAACAACTGCCGATTTTAATCCAAGTGGTTGTGGTGTCGGTGCAAATGGAGAAGAGCAAATAAACTCTCAATTTAGTTCTGGTGGTGGCGGCGGTGGTGGAGGATGTCCTGCCGGAAGTCGTGGTGTTGCATATGGAGTTACTGCTCAAAAAGGAGGAGCTGGTACACCTGGAGAAGGACTTTATGATGCTTCTTTTCATAGTTCTGCACCAACCGTAACAACATCTTCTCAGTCTGGATCATATCTTGAAGTAAGTTTTTCGTATCAGGATAGTGCTGATTTTGATGGTTCTATTGGAGTTGCAGATGCTCCTATCACTCAAAATCCCACATGTGACAGTGCCATTTTATATGGATGGTATACTAGAACTACAAGCGCATCAACAGACGGAACATCAAATATCAATCAACTTGTAATTATTTGGAATGGCGAAGTCATATACAATCAAATTGGTAGTGATATTGCTTTAACAAATGGTGGAATTGAAATTGGAGGATTTAGATATACTCCTTTAACACACGTTCATAGTATTGAGGGATGGCATAATGATGGTACAACATGTGGAACTGCAGGCGAAAATAATAGTGAGTTTACAAATGGTTTTAATGTAATTAAAAAAGAACTGTCTAATATTGATACATCAGCATATGCAAATTGGGCAAATGGTGTAGAAGCTTCTGGGTGGTTTGCAAGTGATCTTTCTACTTATATGTTTGATGGAAATTTAAGTAATTTTTCAAAAGCAGAAGTTGGCGATGGTACGACGGATTACTTAGGATGGGATAACTCTGGAACAGGTCTTGCCACACTTACTGGTCCTGTCGAAATTTATGTCAAGGTGCCCAGTACAACAACTTATAGTTTTTCGGTAAATGGATCAGTTGTTACTCCAGATCTAACAGGAGCAAGTGCATCGGGTAGTTGGATCACTCTTTCTACAGGAAATGTTGATAGTTTTAGAGTCACATCTCTGCAACAAGGTGTTAATGTTCAAATTTCTGCTGTAAAATCAAATGGAGTTGTATTGATACATGGATCTCCACCAGATGGTAATGTTGAAGGAATTACAGGAGGAACGGCACTTTATCTTAATTCAGATATAAACACCCGTAATTTTAAGATTAATTTAGAATCTGCCGGTGGTTCATTTGGTAAATTATATGGTGGTGGCGGTGGTGGTATTACTGGTGATAGAGGTACTCCAGATGTGAGAACTAGTTGTGTAAGAAGTGAGGATAATTCTTATAGTCAAGTTGTAGCAAGAACTTGTACTGGTACTGCATATAATCCAACAAGATGGGGATATCGAAATCCTGACGGAGCTCCTAGTACTCAGGCACAATCTACTCAAGCAATGTCAGACGGGTGGGAACAATCTAGACACTGGGATCAAAGAGCAGAAAATTTTTGTAGAAATACATATGGAGGAAATTCATATGGAGGACGACCACAACCTGGTGGTGGAGTTGGAACAAATGAGTATCAAGGTCCAGAACATATACCACTTCGTAATGGAAGTCCTCGTCTTATACAAGGTGTTTGGATTTTTGAGTGTAATAGACCTGGATACTATAATCCAACTTATCCTGGAACTGCATATAGTTACACCTATGGTTGTAGTGAGACTGTCTACGTATCACAGACTCGTGGTGATTCTGGTAGTATTACAAGTCCTGGCGGTGTTGGTGGACCTGGAGGAAAGGGACAAGGATTCCAACGTGCATTTGAAGGTGGACAATCGGGAGAAACACCAACAGGAACTTTTTGCACTTCATTAGGGACACTTTGGAGTGGACCTACTGCAACAGCAACTTCTGGATCTCCAGGAACATCTGGTGGAAACTGGGGAGAACCTGGCGGAAGTTCTGATGTTGCAACTGGTGGATTAGCAGGACATGCATATAAGAAATCAAATCCTTCCATTCAAATTGACGTTATTGGTGGCACTACAGATCGATTAAAGGGAAGAAACAACTAATATAAATTATTTTAGATTATATGTTTTAAGAGAGTATCATGGAAATTGATCAAAAATTTACATTTGCTTTTGCCGCATATCTTTTAAATCGTGGTGAAGGTTTCGTAACAAGTGAAGATGAAGCCAAGAGAAGAATGAACATTTGTCAATATTGTGATAAATTTCAATTACTTCCTCCACCAAAAGAAGAGGAAGAAGCAGCAGCACTCATGGAAAGATTTGGTAAAACAGAACCATTTCATGGATGTACTCTTTGCGGATGTTTATTAGAACATAAGGTTGAAGTTTTATTTGAAAGATGTCCCATCCTGAAGTGGTATCCTATGATGAGTGGTGAACAGGAAGGTGAGATGGAACAGTGGAAGAAATATCATAAAGAGTTCATGGAATTATATAATGAAAGGGAAGATGGTGATATAGATTGGTATGCAAAAACTTTAAATCATGATATAATTCAAGAAGAACTGTCTGGTGATAAAGATGAGTGATATGAATGAAATGGTTGAAAATCGCGGAGAATATAACGATTTTATAGGGTCATATTCAAACTTTATTGATAGTGCCTTATGTAAGAATATTATTGATACATTTGATTATTATCATAATATTGGTGCTGTTTTTTGTAATGATCAACAGTTTGAGAACACATGTGCCGGACGATTTGATTGGTCACTTGATCTAGGAGTCATGCAACATCATATGCCAGATCTTCCTTTAGATTATATAAATCAGCAACTTGGAAATGCATGGAATGAATACAGCACTGTTTTTGGCAATTTAAGAAATAGTGGACCTGCATATAGTTTAACTCAAAAGGTTCAAAAGACTCCAACTGGTGGTGGTTATCATGTTTGGCATTATGAGAATAATGGTCCTGATGTTGCTCATCGTAAGGCAGTATGGATGATTTATTTGAATGATGATTATGAAGGTGGAGAGACTGAGTTTTTATATTATAAGAAAAGAATTAAACCAGAACGCGGAAAGTTGTTAATTTGGCCAGCAGGTTATACTCATACACATAAGGGTAACATGGTACTTTCAGGAACTAAGTACATCGTTACGGGGTGGTTTCATGGATCATAATCAAGAAGAGTTTCCTTCATTACCTGAGCAAGGAAAGAATCTAACCAAGTTTATTGTTGAAGTTGTAAAGGACGTAGTTCCCAAAACTGGACCTAATCCTTCTGATGAAATGAAGAAGGTGATTTTCACCTCGGCAGAAGAACAACAACAAAGACTTGAGATTTGTTATGCTTGTCCATATTTTGCTTCTAGAGAGAAAAGATGTAAGAAGTGTGGTTGTTGGTTAACACATAAGGTTAAGTTTAAAATATCAGAATGTCCAATTTTAAAGTGGGGTAAAATAGAATGAGTTATAATATTAATGATGAATATATCTTTCCAATTCCTTATTGGTGGGTTGATATTGATATTGATAATGATAAGATATTAGAAACACTTTATGAAATGGAACGTAATGATCCAGGAAGAAATAGATCTAATGTTGGAGGTTATCAAACAGGTGACTTACCTCATGATCATCCTGCATTTAGTGATCTATTAGCAAATGTATATTCTATTGCACAGACTGTGTTTGAAAATGCATATCTGAAGTTTTATGAGTCACCTTATAAGATTGGTATTAACAATTACTGGTGTAACATTAATCGAAGAAATGCTCTTAATATGGTTCATGTTCACCCTGGTTCTTTTCTTTCTGGTGTATACTATGTAAGTTCAGATCCTGAATTAGATCAGGGTTCTATTTCATTCCGTAGAGATTGGGGTTGGATGATGCATCACCGTCAGTATCTTTCAAAACTTAAAGGAAATGAATGTCCTGCATTTTTAGAAGAACATGTAGATTTGTCTCCACGTACAGGAGCATTTCTTTTATTTCCTTCGAATATTCCTCATAATGTTAACCCTAATGATACTGATACTGATAGGGTTTCTATTTCTTTTAATATTGATCTAAATTGATGAAAAAAGGGTTAAAATCATTAAAAATAGGTAAAAAAGTAATTAAAAAGGTATTTAAAAACATATATTAGTGTTTTGTTTAATGATTCTCAATTGCAATAGTTATTGAGAATAATACTGTGTGGATACTCTCTAGATACCTCATGGATACTCTCTAGTTACTTCATAGAAACCTCCTGGGCGTTGTGAGTTTAGCGAGCGTACTATGAAACGCGCAGTTTGTCAAGTCACGGGCGCGGCGAAATGCTACGAGATCCACACATTTCGTAACGAGATCTTATAAATAGTCGTTATGAATCTCGACGAGACATATCAGGTATCATATACTTGACATCTCGTCGAGACATCAGTATAATATCAGTGTAATCAATCTCGACGAGACCCATGTACGACGACTACGAGTTCGAATACGAGTATAACAACGAGTCTTATACATACGATCTCGACGAGATGTGTGAGCAACATATGGTACGTAATCATAATCAATTCGAGATGCAGGATGCATACGAGACTGATGATGAGTATGCACGAGATTCATGTGATTATAACGAGCTTGCATATCGTCACTATGCATGATACAATACGTAAACATCGCACGAGATTCACATGTACACACAAGCACGCAAACGCACCGTTAGTGTAACACTAGACATCGAGTGTTATGATGACTTTCCACTAGAAGATCTGGACTGGAAAGATCTTCTAGAGTTGGAAGGTGACGAGAATGTCCAAGTTAGCATCAAGGAAACGGCAGATATCTTTTAAACAACCAGTTCTCAGATTGGCACACACGTATTAATATTTCATTCTCAATAAGCATTCGTTATTGAGAATAGTGTGCCAATCTGAGAACTGTACACTATTTTCCCCATGG